GGTAGATGCAAAAATTAAAGAAAATTCTGATAATAGAGTTTACGAAGAAAATTACGAAAAAGCAAGAGGTATACTTGTTGATATGCACTTTAATCTTGGTGCTGGTGGCCTTAACAAATTTAAAAAAATGATTAGGGCAATTAGTGAAGGAGATTGGTCTAGGGCAGAAATTGAAATAGGAAAAAAAGCGGGGGGAACAGGTAACAACGAGTACTTGCAAGTACATAGGAGAGTAAAAGGAAAAGACGTACCACAATTTAATTCTGATGGCAGTCCAAAACTTATTCAAAGGGCGGTACGCAACAAAGAAAGACTTGCTGAACTTGAAAGAGAAAGAATTGCTTCAATTCCAAAACCTCGCGCAAATCCGCGCAGAGAAAAAGTTGAAATTCCAAAACCTCGCGCAAATCCGCGCAGAAAAAATAAAGCTACCGGCGGATTTATAAACCCCTAAACATAATTCCGACAGCCACCTAGAACGTAATGTTCTGGCCCTGTTATTTTAAGACCAACCGTGGCTACCCATAGAGATATGGCCCCGCATGGAGGTGACTATGATTGATACCCCTAACTCAAACGAGGAACTAAACGAACCTACCCCATACCAAAATAACTATCGGACTCGTCTTGACGAACCTGAAGAACCTACGGACACCGAGGCATCGGCCACGCCGGAAAGTAAAGCAAAAGTAGGCAAGACCGACAACGATAACCACAATTTTAAAAAACGATACGATGATCTCAAGAAACACTACGATCAGAAGTTATCGGATTGGCGACAAGAAAAAGAAGACTTGCTTGTTTCTAGTAAACAAACAAAAAAAGAAAACATCAAGTTGCCAAAAAGTCAGGAAGACCTTGCAAAGTTTAAAGAGGAATACCCTGACATCTTTGGAATTGTGGAGACTGTTGCACACATGCAAGCAGATTCTCGTGTAAGCGACATTGAGGAACATCTTGAACTCCTTCGTGATCGTGAGCGTGATCTGGAACGTGGGAATGCCCAGAAAGAACTTTTATCCATTCACCCTGATTTTGTTGAACTTAAAGAAAATCAGGACTTTATTGATTGGTTAGAAGAACAGCCTGAAAGCATTTCAAACGGCGTGACACAAAACGCAACAGACGTTAAATGGGCCGCTCGTACCTTAGACCTCTATAAAGCGGACAAGGGTATTTCAAAAACCAAATCTAAACGGTCAAACAATAACTCTGCGGCAAAACAAGTACGGACTTCTACTACTACCCGTGAAATTGCAGACCCGCAGGGAGATAAAAAGATTTGGACTTCTGATGAAATCTCTCGGCTACGCCCAGACCAATTTAATAAATTAGAAAAAGAATTGGAACAGGCTAATCGAGAAGGAAGAATTAGACCTTAACCAAAAACTTTAACGGAGACTATTATGGCTTATGCAGTTTCGGCTGGTTACGAAAACCTACCTAACGGTAATTTCGTCCCAGCTATCTACAGCCAAAAGGTTCTTAAATACTTCCGTCGTGCATCGGTTGCAGAAGCAATCACTAACACCGACTACGCGGGAGAAATTGAGAATTTTGGCGACACTGTGAAAATTATTAAGGAGCCGACGATTTCGGTTTCTTCGTACACTCGCGGTGCTACAGTTAACCCCCAAGACCTTACGGACGCTGAGATTACTCTCACGGTCGATCAGGGCAACTACTTTGCTTTTAAGGTTGACGACATTGAAGAGCGTCAGAGCCACGTAAACTTTGAGGCTCTTGCTACCTCTTCGGGTGCATATGCGCTCAAGAAGGCTTATGACTACAATGTTCTAAAAGCTATTGCTGACAACGCTACCGCTGGTAGTGGCCTTGGTTCTGCTGGTTCTGCTATTTCAGGCAACACTGGTGACGAGCTTGCTAATTACATTGCTAAGTTTGCTCGTCTTCTTGACGAACAGGATGTTCCTGAAGAGAATCGTTGGTTTGTGGCTCCGCCGCAATTCTACGAGGTTCTTCGTCAGGCTGATTCCAAATTGATGGATGCAAGTGTTACGGGCGAGTCGATGAGTCCTCTTATGAATGGTCAAGTTACCAATCGTAAGATTCATGGCTTTACCCTCTATCAGTCGAATGCAATGGTTGTTGGCTCACTTGGGACAGCAGCGGCAGCGACCTTCGGTCCTGTTGCTACAAGTGGAGAATCTTTTGCTCTTGCTGGTCATATGAGTGCAGTTGCTACTGCCTCTGCGATTGCCAAGACTGAAGTTGTCCGCGACCCTAACAGCTTTGCTGACATTGTTCGTGGCCTTCACGTTTTCGGACGTAAGGTTCTCCGTGGTTCTGGAACTGGTTTTACTGGCGCGCTCGTCGGTGTAACCGATCTAGACTCTTAAAGGAGGGCATAGAAAATGGCTACTTACAATCGTACTTCCTCAACTGGGGGCACTGTCGGTCATCCGGCCAGCGCACTCAAATCATATGTTATTACTTCGCCGGTTTACGACGCGGTTGATAACACGGACCTAGAACAAGGTGACATTGTTCAGTTGATTGATCTTCCTGCCGATACGATGATTATTGGTGGGGCTATTCAAGTTCTCGAAGCTTCGGGCAACGAACAGATCACTTTTGACGTTGGTGTTACTAGTGGTGCATTGACTGCTGATGCTCTTGTTGACGGTGGCGACTCTGATGCCACTGGCTTCACTGGCTTTAGCACGACGGCGCTTCACAGTAATGCAGTTACGGCAGCAGACACCCTTGATCTTCTTGTGATCGATGGTGGTTCGTCTAAGACGACTGCTTGGCGTTTCCGCGCTCATGCTGTTCTTGTTGACATTTCTAAGAATCCGGTTGAATCCGCTACGGTTTCGACGGGCACTTAATATGTCTAGAGGTTTTGCAGGGTTCCTTACAAAAACCCTGCCCCTTTTTGCTATGTTCAATTTGTGGGGTACATATGTTTTTTTTAAAGTTACTAGACGAAGATGCGTTAAAGAAGTGTAATGTTACATTTAAAGATAAAGACTACGATAATGGAAACCTTACTCAACCTCTAAGTAAACACTACAAGGTAAAACAGAATGAGCAAACTTCTGCTGTACCTGAAGACATTAAAAAGTATTTAGTTAATTTACTATACAACAATTCTTTTATAGATTCTGTTTATTGTCCTAATAGAGTTTCAGTAAATTTCTACAACAAGTACGAAAAAGGGGATTACTACGACACTCATGTAGACGCTTTTAAAGCAATGCCAAAATCAAACAATGTTTTTTTTGACTACGGTTTTTCTATTTCTATAACTAGCAACTACGAAGGTGGAGAATTTTTACTACACACTGACGTAGGACCAATTGCTCACAAACTTCTTGCTGGTGAAATTGCTGTCTTTCCCATTATATACCCTCACGGAGTACAAAAGGTTACGGGCGGCACACGAAGAAACATTATTGGTTGGTTTTCTTCTAATGTTACTTACGAGCAAGCATTTATTTTAAAAAATCTATATGAAGTTAACGCCTCACTAATGACTACAGACAAAGAAATGTTTGTTAAGTCTACTTTAGTTCAAACGTATCTAAAAAAATTGTGGGGTAAGTAAAATGATTTTTCAATTGTTGACTGACGAAGATATTGCATTCTGCAAAAAAGAACTTAATGCTGTTAGCTACGCTGACGGAAAGCAAACGCAAAACATAAGCAAACTATACAGCATTAAAGAAAATAAAGAAACGCCTATTGAAACAGTTTTAGGAAAGTATGTATCTGGCGTTTTTCTTTCTAACACGACGCTCAATAATATTTATAATCCTTCTATGGTTAACATGCAAATTGTTAACAAGTACGGCCCCGGAGATTTCTACGACTTTCATGTAGACCCCTTTGAAAACTCTATAACCGGAATGGCTAACAGCTTTGGGTTTTCAATTGCTCTTAATGACAACTACGAAGGCGGTGAGTTTGTTATTGATGGTGATGGTGGCCGAGTAGCACGTAAGTTACAGACTGGACAGATTATAGTATTTCCTGTTATGTACCCTCATGCGGTCCAAGAAGTTACTAAAGGTACACGACAAAACATTATAGGTTGGTTTTCTTCTAACATTAGTTTTGAACAAGCCTACATGCTGAAACACCTCAATGATGTGGTGCAAATTAGTAGGGGGTTAGTCACAGACAACTCAAGCCCTAGTAACAAAGACTTGCTTATCAAAAGCGTACTGTTGCAAAAATACATCAGAAGAGAGTGGTCAAAGTAAAAAAACCGCTTGACTTTTATATCAAGTTATGCTATAAGTGTTTTGCCCCGCAGGGGGAAACACTCCCTAACATTAAATAATTAAACCAGAGGTATTTTAAATTGGCCCTTAGTGAATCTGACAAGAATAAACTAAAGAAGTATGGGCTGTCTGGTCTTAACAAACCTAAGCGTACTCCCGATCACCCGACTAAGAAAGCTATTGTAGCTATTCGTGAGGGATCAAGCATTAAAATTATTCGCTTTGGTGACCAGAAAATGGGGCATAATTATTCGGCTGAAGCTCGCAAATCTTTTAAGGCTAGGCATGGAAAAAACATTGCAAAAGGCAAGACTTCTGCTGCATACTGGGCTAACAAAATGTTCTGGTCTGGTAAAGGTGGCTCAACAAAATCCCCTCCTAAATCTCAAAAACACGTTAAGGGCGTTAAGCGGCGCTCTTAGCGTTTTTCTGTTTATGGGCACTGCTACAGCCCACGATCAAGATGAAGTATTAAAACAGTATATAAGAATTTTAGAGTTGGAACTGTTTAACAGGTACGCAGGGTACACAGCACCTAAACCCCCAATTCCTAAAGCTAAACCCTCTAGAGTACCTGTACCCCGTTATAGACCCGCGCACTCGCTTACTACTTATAGAGATTTGTATATCTACGTAGTGCAGCCGCATGATTATATTAGCAAACGCACAATAAAGTGTTACTCGGTAGGAGTAGATAAGTATGGCTACCTCGTCAAAATCCCGTGCAAAGAAAACAAAGTCAAAAAGCAAAGTCAATGAGGCTGGAAACTACACTAAGCCAGCTTTACGTAAACGTCTATTCAACCGCATCAAGGCGGGTGGAAAAGGTGGCAAACCGGGGCAATGGTCAGCAAGAAAAGCCCAGATGTTGGCAAAAGCATATAAAGCAGCCGGTGGAGGATACCGAAACTAATGGACAAAAACTTGACATTAGATGCTGAGATGATTGGTGGACTTTTTATTTTATACCTTATATTTAAGTTTTAATGAAAACCATTACTGAAGATATTTTTACATGGTCAGAAAAGTTTGTAGAAGTAGATAACAAAGCATTAGGCGGTTGGCCGCTCTGCCCTTACGCAAAACAAGCTAGACTAAAAGATCAAGTTAAAGTAGTCGAAGTTGCAGACGCAAAAGACTTTCTTGACATTGTAATACAGCAAGCAAGAACAATCAAAGAACAGCACAAAAAACTTATTATTGTTGCAAGTGATGACTTTGATCTAGAAGCCTACGAGTTGGGCTGTTATGTAGACGCACTCAATCACATCTTTGTACCAGACGATAGATACCTGATGGCGTTCCATCCGTTTGATGATAGCGAAGAAGTTGAGTTTTTAAAAGAAGACGAAGACGATTACGTCTATGAAAATGAGTTCTACATGGTGCTTATTCAACCATACAGTGAACTAGAAGAAGCTTCAGAACACCTTGCAAAGCAGGGTTACTACGAAGGCTGGGAAGAAGAATACTACCAAGACACAGTTTTAAAACGGCAATCTTACAGGAGACTACACAATGGCTGGCAAAAAGAAAAGGGTTAAAGCTGTGAGTGGCAAGCGCATCAAGTCAAAAATAAAAAAGCGCGTTAAAGCTAGAAGCG